GCTTTGAGAATGAATCACAGGAGCTGCACTAATGGCCGACGCAATGGATTTAGCACAACTGCGCGAGCAGGAAGACCGCGAACGCCACATCAGCAACGCGCGTAGCCGTATCGCTGCACCTTCCCGTTTTCTCTGCGAAGAATGTGACGCACCAATCCCGGAAGCTCGCCGCATTGCGATTCCGGGTGTGGCCTTTTGCGTGACCTGTCAGGAGGTCACCGAATTGAAATCTAAACATTATCGGGGGTTATGACTTGGCGGTTCAATTCGCTTACCCGTGGAATGCTCCACGGTCGGCAATAGCCAGCCCATATCTTACCTATGACCAACAGCATCGCCGCGACCGTATGTTCGCGGCTTTGCTGCATGCTAGAAAAGTGCTTTCTCTCCAGCCTGAGTGTGTGCGTTTTGATGTTTATCGAACCGCTACGGTGCTGGAGCAAAATCAGGGCAGTCAACGAGCTAATGCTTTTTTAATCAGCTTTTGTAAAAAGGCATTGCCGCGTCTTGAACTGGTCGCAAAAAAATACGAGTGCGTTGGCATCAACAGCAATGTATCAACCGCTGTTTTCGGCGGTCATCTTAATACCCAGCTTATGCAATATCTGGCATCACGCATGGTCAATATGGTCGCCAGATTTAACCGACTCCCGGACATGTCCCGCGCCGATATTGACTTACTGGCCTCTGATATCGCTAATTTCATCCGGTCAGAGCTGGCCGACATTGATGACACCGGATTAAGTGAACTAAAAACGCTGTACACGTGGTATATGCAAGCTGGGATTATTTCCCTGCAATTCAATGTTACCCCGCCACATTGGGAGCGGGTGACAAAGAAATATGTCGGCGAGGACGAAATAGCCCCGGCTATCACCCGCATGTTTAACGATGTGTGGTGGCGTGGTCGTCTGCGACGCATTGCGGCTGCATGGCGCGAACATCTGCACATTGCCGTCGGCAATGTCAGCAAAAAAAGACACGCATACGCGAGTAAAAACTGCGTGACTGACTGGCGCGAGCAGAAGCGCCGCACGCGTGAATTTCTCAAGGGGCTGGATCTCGAAGACGAAGACGGCAACCGCATCAGCCTGATTGAAAAATACGACGGTTCGGTCGCTAACCCTGCGATACGCCGCTGCGAACTGATGACCCGCATCCGTGGGTTTGAAAATATCTGCAATGAGCTTGGATACGTCGGGGAGTTTTACACCCTGACTGCACCGTCTAAATATCACGCCACGACTAAAGCAGGATACCGTAACAGCAAATGGAACGGTGCCAACCCGTCGGACACGCAAAGCTATCTCACTGGCCTTTGGGCGCGCATTCGCGCCAAGCTGCACCGGGAAGAAATTCGCATTTTCGGCATACGTGTTGCCGAGCCTCATCACGACGGAACGCCGCACTGGCACATGCTTATGTTCATGTTGCCGGAAGACGTCGAGCGCGTGCGTCTCATCATCCGTGATTATGCGTGGGAGGAAGACCACCACGAACTGAGAAGCGATAAAGCCAAAAAAGCGCGCTTTCATGCCGAGGCCATTGACCCGGAAAAGGGCAGCGCTACCGGCTATGTTGCTAAATACATTTCGAAAAATATCGACGGTTATGCTCTCGATGGTGAAACCGATGACGAAAGCGGTGAGCTGCTCAAAGAGACCGCCCCCGCCGTTTCAGCATGGGCGGCTCGCTGGCACATCCGTCAATTCCAGTTTATAGGCGGTGCGCCGGTGACGGTCTACCGTGAATTGCGTCGTCTCGCTGATACCGAGACCGCGCACGGTTTAAGCGTTGAGTTTGCCGCCGTTCATGATGCCGCTGACGCCGGTGACTGGGCTGGTTACGTTAATGCGCAGGGTGGCCCGTTTGTCCGTCGTGACGATTTGCAGGTGCGCACACTGTATGAGCCTCGCGCCGAGTTTAACCAGTATGGTGAGGAAACTATCTGCATTCGCGGCGTGTACGATTCCGCCGTCGGCGCTGACACCCCGATTTTAACCCGGCTAACGCAGTGGAAAATTGTGCCGAAGCGTGCCGTTGATTTGGCCGTTGACGTTAAGGGCGCTCCTGCGCCCTCTCGGAGTTCTGTCAATAACTGTACGGGAAGCGAGAGCGATCCACCGGAGCTGGATTTATCAAAACCGTTGAGTCGAAGTGAAAGACGGAAGTTAACGGCCCGACTCAGGGATAAAAAACGGGTCACCAGACAGGGATTTATCCATGGAACGGATAAACAAAGCGCGGCAATTGAAAGAACAATAGACGAGATCCAGCTCATGACCGGGGAAACCATCAACCGGGGTGAGGCCCTGCACCTGATGGCCGGTGGCAAAAGTTGCATAAATGGCAAATGGTGTCGTGGTTCTGCAACCGGTGAAATTTTCCCGGCAGCACCGTCACACCGAGTGCAGGCAAGACAAATCCTAAATCGAGTCGCGGCGTTGGCGTCGGTTACTAAGTCGAGATTGTAACTAATTCATATCCATATCATGCACATACGTCATTATGTGGCGTAACTTTTTCTTTCATCTTTTTATCGATTCATGGTACTGTATGTTTATACAGTATCCCGTATTGGAGGTTGTGTGGATAGAGAGTTAAACGAGCAAGTCATGATTGAACGGGTCGAGATGATTGCGCGTCTGACGACAGAGGGTATTTGTCAGGAAAGAGATCGTGAAATTGCTTTGAATTTAATTGCGGAAATTGCGAGAGGGAACTTGATGAAAAACAAATCGTTTTCGGTTGTTTTCGCTCCTGCTCCTGTTGAAGAAAGATTAAAAAAAGGGGGCGAGGTGAGGGTTAACATCACGTTGGATAAAGACCAAAAAATAGGGCAGCTCGTAGTTGATGCTTTCCAGAGCGAATTGACTCGACGCGTGCAATCAATCTTCCCATCAACGAGAGTGACGGTAAAAAAAGGGTCTAGGACGGGCGTTGAACTGGTAGGGTTTGACCAAGAGTCAGACCGCGAGGCGTTAGACGGTATCCTTCAGGAAGTTTGGGAAGACGAGAGCTGGCGCTAATTCATATGAACCCCACTGGCGAAAAACCGGTTTTTGAGGCGGCGGGGTTGAACAACAAGAGAAGCGAAGCGTTAGTCATGGGGGACTTTATACACCCCCATCATCTGTGCTGAACATCTAAAATTTAAAATTCTATTTATTAAAATGTTCTAGGAGGGTTACTGCATTGGCGCCAAGGCTTACAACCCCTTCCACTGTATTTATAGATGATATGGTTTTTTTGAGTATGGTTTTTAATTTTGAACCAATTTCAGTTCCTTGTACGACATCTTGGAATGGCTGAGACATATAAGCGTGGCCCATAGTTGCCTCTGTCGCTGATATTATAGGCTCAATCCCTGTTATAGCATAATCATCTAATGCTCGTATCATGCTGTTGATATAATGAAGAATATCCCTTCTTAATTCATTGCTTAGTTCTGATTGCTTAACTGTTTCCTTTAATTCCTCTAATTGTTTTTGAATGTCCTTAATGTCTTCGTTATTTAATTTTCCAATTTCTCCTTTTGTTTTAAATAGCAGGGATAAAAGTCCTAGTTCATTCAGTGTTTCATTTGTGAAGTATTTTTTGTGGTCGTGTATTGATGCATTTATATTCATTGATGAAAAGAAGGTGGTTACATTCGCCCGCCAATTTGGTGCCGTGACTTCTTCCCCGGAAAAATAATCTTTTAATGTATCATCAATTTTTGCTGAAAGGGCCATTACCTTTGCGATTTTATCCCAAAGCAGCGATTCGCTTATGTTTTGTTTTTCGGTATCAAAAAAAACGTACATCGCTTGCCTTAATGGTTTGCCCGGGTCAGGGAAGTCTCTAATTGTTAATAGAAATTGCCGGAGAGTATTTGCTGGGTTATCTATGTGCATAATGTAGTCCCGTTTACAACGTGTTGAATTTAAAAGTAGCGGGCTTTTTAAGCGCTAACGTACGGATACTATAGCAACCATCCTGCAAATCCAATACGGTAAGCACTATTCAATATTGCCATCGCTACGAATGACGTGAGTACCACTCTGAATAGATTTTTCCTTTTGAAGTCATGCATGCGCAAGATGCATTGATTTGCATGCAACAGTTTAATTCACATAAACCATCCTCCACCAGAGCTGCCGCGGATCCAATGACTTCTTGCAATTGCATTAAATCCGACCCACGAAGCGGGCAGGCGAGGCGGGGAAAGCACTGCGCGCCAGCGTACTTTTGCACATTTATTTTCGCAGCCTGAGCGCGTCGCTATGCCGCGCGGGTTCGCGAGGGCGTCTGTGGGTGGCGCGGTGGTGTCTGAGGGCGTGGCGGGCTTCTGAGGCGGTCAGGCGTGGGGTTAAGAAAAAGCCGCCCGGAGGCGGCGGAAATCAGTGACTTTCGGTGTCGAGGGTGTAACTTTTGAACCGGATCACCTCCTGACCGGCCCACGCGTTGACCTCTCGCATCCGGTCTTGTAGCGGGATGAGCTCGTTACGGACAAACACCTTTGCCACCTTCTCGATGTCACCGAGCGAACCGACGTTTTCCGGCTTGCCGCCCATCAGCTGGAACGGGATGCGGTGAGCGTCGAGCAGGTCGGCGGCGCTGACTTTTTTGATATTGAAAAAATCGTCTTTCGTTGCCACCTCACTGAGCGGCACAATTTTTATGCCGTCCGGTTTTCCGTGCGGTGCGTAGAAAAACAGATTTTTGAAGTTGCCGAGCCCCTTCGAGCTGCGCATCGCATCGCGCAGCGCCTCAACATCGGTACCGCTTTGCGCGGCGTCCGTCACATACATGATGTAACCCGCATGAGCCCCGTTCTGGTAATACTTGCGACGGAACAGCGTCGCCGCTTCATTCAGCCAGGCGGAGTTTAGCGCGCTGAGATATTCCGGCATGCCGTACAGCTCCTGGTTGATGTCTGGCTCCAGCAGGTGGAATACGGATCCCGGCGCGAACGGGTGCGGCTGGTCAAATGACGGCACCCACCAGTAGACATCATCTTCAATACCACGCCGCGTGTATTTAGCCGGTGACGCTTCCAGCTTCAGCGGGCGACCGGTGACACTCTTTCGGAGCTCTAAAAACGCGTTGCCAAACACCAGAAAATCAAGCGCGAAGCGGCTGAAGTCCTGTTGTGACAGTAGCGGGTGCGGAATAAACGTTGAGGCCAGAATGTTGCGCTTAACGTAAATCGGCGAGCTGTGATGAACGGCGGCGCGCAGGCTTTTCGCCAGCCCGTTAAAGCTGACCGGCGGTTCGAACCAGCGGCCATTATTGACGCATTCCACGTAATCCAGAATATCGCGGCGGTCGAGCACGGCGCTCGGTTCACCAAAGGTAAACGCCTCCATTTTTTGGGGCGCGCTGTCTTTCATGTTGCGCGGGCGCTTTTGTGGCTGTGGCTTGCGGCCTTTGTATTTACTCATCAGTTGAACTCCAGAATGGATGATGTTACCTGGCCGCTGCCAGCGGTAAGCGGTTCGTTTAACAGCGCGTGCATGGTCGCCCAGGCGACGTCCGCGTGACTGGCTTCCTCGGTGCGGCTGGCCTCATAGGTGGCGCTGCGCCCGCTGCTGGTCATGGTCTTACGGATTGCCATAAACGAGGTGGTGATGTCGGTGGCGCTGACGTCATATTCGAGACAGCCACGGCGGATAACGTCTTTTGCTTTCAGCACCATTGCGGTTTTCATTTCCGGCGTGTAGCGGATATCGCGGGCGGCGGGATAAAACGAGCGAACCAGCTGGAAGACGCCAATACCGAGGCCGGTCGCATCGATACCGATGTACTCGACGTTGTATTTTTCGGTGAGCTGGCGGATGGATTCGGCCTGAGTCGCGAAGTCCATGCCTTTCCACTGATGGCGCTCCAGAATGCGAAATTTGCCCCCGGCGACAACCGGCGGTGCGAGCACCACACACCCGGCGCTGTCGCCGCTGTGCGAAGGGTCGTATCCCACCCAGACCGGGCGGGAGCCGAACGGGTTGTCGGCGAACGGCGCAAAGTCTTCCCACTCTTCCAGACTGTCGACCATGCAGCGTTGCAAATCCTCGAACGGGAACACCGACGCCTTGTCGTCAACGAACTCGCACATAAACAGATTGCGGAAGTCGTCGACGCTGTTTTCGCGCTTGAGTTGCTCCAGATTGAACAGCGTACAGCCCCCGGCGAGCGCATCCTCAATGGTGACAATCTGCCGCCACTGACCGTCAGGACACGCCACGCCAGCGGCGAGCGCGTCATGACTGATATCGATGTCAACCCGCTCGCTGGCGCTGGCGCGGCCCCGGTTGAATAATTCCCCCGACCAGAACGGGTAAGCGCCGTGTGCCAGGGTGGAAGGTGTCGAAAAGTAGGTGCTGCGCAGGTGGCTTTGTGAGGCCATGCCCGACGATACTTTGCGTAGTTTCTGGAAGTTGGGGATCCAGAAAATTTCGTCGACATACAGGTCGCCGTTGTGGCTCTGCGCGGTGTTTGAGTTGGTGCCGAGAAAAATCAGCTTTGCGCCGTTGTTGCCTATGACAATCGGGTCGCCGGTCAGGTCGACATCGACCCGGCGGGCAAACTGAATGATGTACTCGCGGAATACATACGCCTGCGTCTTACTCGCTGACAAGAAAATCTGGTTATGGCCGGTTTTCAGCGCATGCAGCAGCGCCTCGCGGGAAAAGTAGAACGTCGCCCCAATCTGGCGCGATTTCAGAATGTCGCGAATACGGTGCTCAAGCCCGGCGCGGTGCCAGCGGAGCTGATACTCGAAAGACTCCGCGAAAAAAATCTCTTCCAGTTTCTCGATAGCCTCGTCGCTGAAAAAGTTCTTTGTCGGCTTTTTGCGGTCGCCTTTGTTGCGGTTGGCCACATTGGGATTAAGGTCAACCTCATTTCCGGTCTGGCCATAGCGATTAATGCGCGCAAAGCGCTCCATCTGTCGGGCCAGAAAATCCGCCACCTTGAAATCGTGGGGTGTCAGGTTGGGCTTTGCGTAGAGCTGAATCAGCCGGGCCTCTAAGGTACTTTCGACCCGGTTCAGCGGTGCGGTTTCCTCCCACTGGTCGCGCTGTTTCCAGCTCTGCACCGTCGGGCGTTTGGTCTGCAACATTTCGGCAATCTGCGGCACGGAAAACCCCTGCCAGTACAGTAAAGCCGCCTGGCGTCGCGGGTCGTTTAATAAAGTGGTGTCGGTGGTGATGGTCATGTATGCCTCGCCGTGATTGATACAGGGCAAGGCTAAAGAAACGGGTGATGCGAATCGCTAAGGTGCTGTTGTGTGAGGGATAAGCCATCCGAGATTGATAGCGGGTGGGCGGCGACGTCGGGAAACTAACCCCGACCCGTTAACCCGATATCAGGACTCCTGACAATGGCAAAAAAAGTTTCAAAATGGTTTCGCATCGGCGTCGAAGGCGATACCTGTGACGGCCGCGTTATCAGCGCGACGGATATTCAGGAAATGGCAGAGACCTTTGACCCCCGCGTCTATGGTTGCCGCATTAACCTCGAACACCTGAAAGGCATCCTGCCGGATGGCCCGTTCAGCCGTTACGGCGATGTGGTTGAGCTGAAGTCTGAAAAGATTGACGACGATTCGGTACTGAAAGGCAAGCTGGCGCTGTTCGCCAAAATCACCCCGACCGATGACCTGATCGCAATGAATAAAAAATTGCAGAAGGTCTACACCTCAATGGAAATTCAGCCGAATTTCGCCAATAGCGGTAAATGCTACCTGGTCGGCCTCGCCGTGACCGATGACCCGGCCAGCCTCGGCACCGAATACCTCGAATTTTGCCGGGGTGCCAAATTTAACCCCCTCAACCGCTTCAAAGCCGAGCCGGGCAACCTGATTTCCGTCGCCACCCTCGCCGAGCTGGAGTTTGAAGACCAGGCGGAAAATGTCTTTACCGCCCTGAGCGACAAAGTGAAAGCGATCTTCAGCCGCAAACAGGCCAGCGATGACGCCCGTTTTCAGGATGTGCATGAAGCCGTGACGGCCGTCAGTGAACATGTGCAGGAAAACCTAACCGCCACTGAGCAGCGTCTTGCCACGCTGGAAAATGCCTTTGCGACGCTGAAACAGGACGTCACCACGAAGGCCGACCAGACCAGCCAGGCATTCAGCAAGTTAAAAACGTCGCTGGATAAAACCGAAAGCACCGAGCAGCCACGCCGCAAGCTCTCCACCGGTGGCGGTGGCGATGAGCTGCTGACCGACTGCTAAACGGTCATGAATTTATCGCCGGGCGACAGGCTTGCCCGGTCAGACAACCAGATTTAACCAAACAGGAAAGACTATGCGTCAGGAAACCCGTTTTAAATTCAATGCCTACATGTCCCGCGTTGCTGAGCTGAACGGCATAGACCCGGACGACGTGAGTAAAAAATTCTCCGTCGAGCCGTCCGTCACGCAAACCATGATGAACACCGTGCAGATGTCCTCGGCCTTTTTGCAGAAAATTAATATCGTGCCGGTGGATGAGCTGAAGGGTGAAAAAATTGGCGTTGGCGTCAATGGCACCATCGCCAGCACCACGGACACCAACAGCGGCAAGGAGCGTAAAACCGCCGACTTTACCGCGCTGGAGTCCAACAAGTACGAATGCGATCAGGTCAACTTCGACTTTCACTTCAAATATAAAAAGCTGGATTTGTGGGCGCGCTTCCAGGACTTCCAGCGCCGTATTCGTGATGCCATCATCCAGCGGCAGGCGCTCGATTTCATCATGGCCGGGTTCAACGGCGTTGAGCGCGCCGAAACCTCTGACCGCGCCACTCATCCGATGTTGCAGGACGTCGCCGTCGGCTGGTTGCAGAAATACCGTAATGAAGCGCCGACCCGCGTGATGAGCAAAATTGTCGACGAAGAAGGGAATGTTGTTTCCGCTGTGATCCGTGTGGGTAAAAACGGCGATTACGTTAACCTCGATGCGCTGGTCATGGATGCAACCGACAACCTGATTGACGAGATTTATCAGGAAGATGCCGAACTTGTAGCGATTGTGGGCCGTAAGCTGCTGGCCGACAAATATTTCCCGATCGTTAACAAAGACCAGCCCAACAGCGAAGCGCTCGCGGCTGACATCATCATCAGCCAGAAACGCATCGGCAACCTGCCCGCCGTCCGTGTGCCGTACTTCCCGGCGAACGCGATTATGGTGACGCGTCTCGATAACCTGTCCATCTATTTCATGGATGAAAGTCATCGCCGCTCCATTATCGAAAACCCGAAACTCGACCAGGTGGAAAACTACGAATCGATGAACATCGATTACGTGGTCGAAACCTACGCCGCCGGGTGCTTCATTGAAAATATCAAGCTGGGCGATTTCTCTGCCGCACAACCTGAGGGCTAACCGATGACGAGCCCCGCACAGCGTCACATGATGCGGGTCTCGGCCATTGAAACCGCGCAGCGGGAAAACAACCCGCTGCGGCATGCCACTGCCTACGAGCAGATGCTGGTTAAGCTGGCCGCAGACCAACGCACGTTAAAAGCCATCTTTGGTAAAGAGCTGAAAGCCACGAAAAAGCGCGAGCTGCTGCCGTTCTATCTGCCGTGGGTCAGTGGCGTGCTGGAACAGGGCAAAGGTGCACAGGATGACATCGTGATGACCGTCATGCTGTGGCGTCTCGATGTCGGCGATATCGGCGGCGCGATGGATATTGCCCGCTACGCGTTTAAGTACGGTCTGACCATGCCAGGCAAACACCGCCGCCCGCCGCAGTACATGTTTACCGAAGAGGTGGCGCTCGCCGCCATGCGCGCCCATGCCGCCGGTGAACCGGTCGTCGTCAGCCAGCTGCTCGACACGCTGGCGCTGACCGCTGCCGCCGATATGCCTGATGAAGTGCGCGCAAAGCTGCACAAAATCACCGGTCAGGTGTTACGGGATAACAAACAGCCCGCCGACGCGCTGGCCCACCTCAAGCGAGCGATGCAGCTCGATTGTCAGGCAGGCGTAAAAAAAGACATTGAACGGCTTGAGCGTGAGCTGAAGCCCAAACCGGCAACGGTCGTTAAAGCCCCGGTAAGAGCGCCGCGCGCCGTGAAAACCACGGCACCGGCTAAACGTGGCCGACCGAAAAAGACCGCCGGTTAACAGAATGCGCCCCGCGCCAGGGCGGCACGCCGGTCGATGAGGGTGTTTTACCCGACCTGAGACCGGCGTCCACCGCCCACCTATTCAGAGGTAGTCATGACGACGCTGATTATTAAAAAGAACGATGAGCCGCAGCCGGGTGGCGTGGTGGTCATCCCGCCGCCTGCCAGCGATGAGCCGGTGATAAAAAATACGTTTTTCTTTCCTGACATCGACCCGAAACGCGTGCGTGAAGGGATGCGACTTGAGCAGACCGTCGCCCCGGCCCGGCTGCGTGAGGCCATCAAAACCGGCATCGCCGAAACCAATGCCGAGCTGTTTTTGTGGCGGGAACAGCAGATTGCCGGGGGATTTAGCAAGCTGGCCGACGTGCCGGCTGACGATCTCGACGGCGAGAGTGTGCGCGTTTTCTATTACCTGCGTGCCGTCACCTCAATGGCGACCGCCACGCTCTATGAGCGTTATCGCGGTGTGGATGCCAGCGCCAGAGGTGACAAGAAAGCCGACAGCATCGATACCACTGTCGACGAGCTGTGGCGGGACATGCGCTGGGCCGTATCACGCGTCCAGGACAAACCCCGCTGCATCGTGAGCCAAATCTGATGCAGGCCATCGCGCAACAGGGCGACACGCTCGACATGATTTGCGCCCGGTATTACGGGCACACTGAGGGGGTCTTCGAGTCGGTGCTCGCCGCAAATCCGGGGCTGGCCGAACTAGGCGCAGTGCTGCCGCATGGCACTGTGGTCGAACTGCCCGACGTCCAGTCATCCCCCGTAACTGAAACAATTAATCTCTGGGAGTAAACACATGACGGAAGGGGAAAAAAGCGTCCTGTCCCTCTTTGTTATCGGCGTGCTGATTGTCGTCGGTAAAGTCCTGGCCGGTGGCGAGCCCATCACTGCCCGGCTTTTTATTGGTCGCATGTTGCTGGGCGGCTTTGTCTCGATGGTGGCCGGGGTGGCGCTGGTGCAGTTTCCCGACCTGCCGCCTGCTGCCGTGTGCGGATTTGGCTCCATGCTGGGTATCGCCGGTTATCAGGCGGTAGAGCTTGCTATCCAGCGCAAGATTAAAAAAGGGGAAAACGATGGCAGTCATTAAGACACATCCCAACGTTGCGGCATTCCTCGACATGCTGGCGTTTTCGGAAGGGACAGCAACGCATCCGCTGACCCGAAACAACGGGTACGACGTTATCGTCACGGGTATCGATGGCAAGCCGGAGATTTTTACCGATTATCGCGATCACCCGTTCGCCGGTGGACGCCCGGCGAAGGTCTTCAATCGTCGCGGGGAAAAATCCACGGCATCCGGGCGTTACCAGCAGCTTTATCTGTTCTGGCCGCATTATCAGAAACAGCTCGCTTTGCCGGATTTCAGCCCGGTATCACAGGACAGGCTCGCCATTCAGCTTATTCGGGAGCGTGGAGCGCTTGAAGATTTGCAGCAAGGGCGCATCGAGCGCGCGATTTCCCGCTGTCGCAATATCTGGGCTTCATTGCCGGGTGCCGGATACGGTCAGCGTGAGCACAGCCTCGACAAACTGGTCGAAGTGTGGCGCAAGGCTGGAGGCTTATCCGCATGAAAATAGTCATTATCCTGCTGGCGCTGGCCTGTGCGGGTCTGCTGTGGATGCGACACGATAACAGCAATTTGCGGGCCTCATTTGAACGTGCGAACCGGGTCGCCGGTACGCAGAAAACCATCATCATCATGCTGAAAAATCAGCTCAACGTTGCCGCAGAGCAGTCGCAGCGCAAAGAGCTGGCGCAGGTTGCCATGCGGGACAAACTCACCACGGCTAACCTGCTGGCCTTCCGGCGTGAACAAACTATCACGAGGTTACTCAATGAAAATGACGCGTTTCGCCGCTGGTATCGCGCTGATTTACCTGATGCTGTGCGCCGGTTGCACCAGCGCGCCGCCTGCACTAACGCCGCCGACGGTGATTGTTTACAACGCCTGCCCGAAGGTCAGCCCCTGCCCGATGCCTGGAAGCGATCCGCTGACTAATGGCGACCTGAGTGCGGATATACGCCAGCTCGAAAACGCCCTGAAAAGCTGTGCAATCCAGGTCGATACGGTTAAACAATGCCAGGATGAAATCGATGCAAAAGCCCAACAGTCTGCGAAAAGCCTTAACTGATGCGGTGCCGGTACTGCGTACCAACCCAGATATGCTTTGTCTTCGCCTGGACGATGGCAGCAATACGGCGACCCTGGCGCGCTCCCTGTCGTTTGAAAAGCGGTACACGCTTAACATCGTGGTGACGGATTTCACCGACGATATTGACCTGTTGTTTGTGCCGATTATGGCCTGGCTGCGCGTCAATCAGCCGGACATCATGACAACAGACGAGGGCAGAAAAAAAGGATTTGTCTGGTATGCCGATATCAACAACGACAGTAGCCTCGATGTCAGCATCAGCCTGTTGCTGACCGAACGCACGCTGGTTAAAGAGGTCGACGGCGCAATGTACGTTGAGAATATCCCGGAGCCGCCACCGCCGGAGCCGGTAACGCGCCCTGTTGAGATGTGGAGTAAGGGCGAACGGGTGAGCAAATGGAATGAATAATTTCAAACCCTTTGAGGACAAGCTCGCCGGGTTGATAGCGGCCCTTTCTCCTGCCGGACGTCGCCGGATGACCGCCGACATTGCGAAGAAACTACGCCAGCGGCAACAGCAGCGCATTAAATCGCAGAAAGCGCCGGACGGTTCCCCGTTCGCCCCGCGTAAACGCCAGCCCGTCAGGGTAAAGCAAGGCCGGATTAAGCGCGAGATGTTCGCGAAACTGCGTACCAGTCGCTATATGAAAGCGAGCGGTGGCGATAGCGCGGTGGTGGTGGAATTTACCGGGAAAGTGCAGCGTATCGCCCGTATTCACCAGTTAGGGCTAAAGGATAAGCCATCGCCAAAAAGCGCTACTGTCGACTACCCGCAGCGTCAGCTCCTGGGCTTTACCGACGATGACCGGCAACTTGTGGAAAGCGTTATTATCGGCTACCTTGCTGATTGAACTGAGTCAGCTCAGATTTGAGCTGATACCGTTTTTACTGTGAGCAAACAACATACTCTGACCGCCTGCTTTGAGCAAAGAGCAGACGTTTGCAGTTTTCTTACAGCCTAAGATTATCCCACCGTAATGGTCATTCTCCCTCAAGGATTTCACACTTGCTCCATAGAGGCTTTATAGCGTGATACGCGCCACTGAATGGGCTTTTAGAATTATTGTTTTGTTGGTTCAGCAGCAAATCATCTATGTCTTTACTGATGATTGTTTTTACTTGAGAATGGTACCGCTGAAGTGAGATATCACTGATGGATTTTTTAAAGCGAAGACTGGTGTCATGTTTTACCAGATCATAAACACCGTCTTTTACTTTCAATCTATTGCCGTCAGGAACGCCCATTTTAAGGTCATAGCATCTCAACCCAGCCAGCCGGACTTGGACATCAATACGCTCAATACGTTTTTTTTTGTGGCTAATCAGAAGCACTTTATTATTTTCATGCCATTTTTCAAAAGACTGCAAAATACCTATGGACTTCAGATAATTGCCTTGAAGAGTGTTTTTAAAATGGTAGCTGTTCGAACTGTAGACGTAATGTTCGGTGTCGGAGATTGGCGGAGCCGCACCTTTCTCTCTGAACATTACTTCGGCAGACTTACCATAAATACGCAAGAGGCAGTCAGCCAAAGAGTCGGCTGCATCATGCAAGGCATTGATCTGGATGAGTTTCAGGAGGGTTTCTCGCTTAATTGAAATCTGGCAATAGTCGCTCTCCCATGCCACGGTCGGTTTCTGTTCTTTCTCTTTTGAGAGGTCGGGGGCATCAGCCGCAATGGTTGTGAATTTCCAGGCAAATGGCGTTGACTGCTCATCTTTAAAATAAACGTTAAGCTCAGCAATCCACTGTGCGATCTCCGAGGCATAGATGCCTATAAACTGGTCGAACAAGTAGTAGGCGTGCTCAGATTCGAGCTGTTCAGCGAGCCTTTCAATGAACTGATTACGCCCTTCATCGTTGATTAATTTGATAATGTTTTTGAAAACATAGCTTTCCCGCATTTCTGCTACCAGGATTTCACTGTGCACTTTTTCAAATTCGGACAGGCAGACGGGAACAGCAGCCCCCGCATGACGAAAGAAAGTAATTAAGTTATAAATTGCATCAGCGAGTATCGGTAGCGAATCAATCTTGTGAAAATTATTTAATCGGGAAAGAAGCTCGTTACTGCATGAATGCGCGATGGAAAGATCCTGATGGCAGTAGCCTTTTCTTGCCTGAGGAGGAATCGGCGGGCAATGTGTCGGACCCTCTGTCAGGATGGCAAACATATCATCATGAATAAATTCTTCCCAGAGTCTGTTTTGCTCCGCATATCGAAATCCCCGCTCTGATCGCTGCCGGTTCATCTCTCCCCATGTCTTAAGGCTGACCTTGCCCTCATCAAAACCTATATAAATTTGATACATGAATGTAAGTGCATTAATGAGACTGTCTTGCTTGGTCTCTTTAAAACTATGCGGCAAGCTATTATTTAAAAAAATTTTGTTAATTTTTTCACTCTGGGCTTGCAGCATTGTGAGTACCTGATGCTGCTCAGCAAACCATTTGCTGTACTCAGGATCTTCATTCAGTTGCCGGGCTTTGAGAATGAGCAGGAGCAATTGTTCGCTGACGGCATCATATATGTGTGGGAAAGGTGTCGTGGTGCCAGAGAGAAACGTTATAAACATGTTTTTATTGTGTTCGGGTAGGTGCATTAGGGACCCTTAAAAGAAGGTTTTTGATAGGTTTTATGCCGTTCAGCCTTAGAGAAATTTTCTGAAGGTGGCCATTTTTCATCAATGCGATGATAAGAACATAACTGCAAACTATACGCGATCAATAAAAATAATCAACATTTATCATAAATAAGATGTATTTTTTATAATGTAAATATAAAAATAACATAAATCAAATTAATTTGATTTTTAAGTGTAGCCATTAAAAAATAAAAATCATTTTAATTTATTTTCTGATTATGTTGATTTAAATTGCGAAATTAACTACTCTCTTTCCAGCGGAGCATGTCGCCTCGCATTTTTGAAAGGTGGTAGCCATGAGTGATGTAACAACGCAAGACATTGATGATGCACTGGAACGGGCCCAATCGTTGAAAGCAAATGCTGAGGAATTCATGGACATTGCTGATGATATCAATAACGCCGCGTGTATCAGAATGGAGGATGAGCGTGGCACACGTAAGATACCTCTTGATGACATCCCACTGGGTGAGGAAGCGTTGCGAGTGAAAGAGGATATGCCCGGCGTTGATACCGCAATCCAGATACTGGAAGACTTGGCCGAAGGCAAAATTCCTACTACTGAAGTGAGTGAAAAATTCCAAGAGGCAATGGAAGACCTAGACACTCTCGATAGCACGCTTCAGGATGTTGGTGCTGAAGATGTCATCAAGGCCTCTCAGTCGTCTGACGACGACTACGACTTTCAGGGGGATCAGGATGACGAAACATACGATGATGAGGAGTATGATTAACGACTTAGGTTAACCTCTTTTCGTGAAGCCGGTCCCTGAAAGGTAAAGCGGGTGAGCGTCACCAACGTTACCTGATCCTACCCAGCAATAGTGGACACGCGACTTAGTGAGTTTTACTGATGTTCTGTTGTGGCACAGTAACCCTTGTAGCCTAACCAGAGTCCCTACTTCCGCCTCTGGCACGGAGCTGCCCGTCAGATTAGGCCAGGCTCTGTACCATGGATGTGTCAGCTTATATCCGGGCTGATACCGATAACGTTGTGCCAGCCAGGGCAAAACGCCCGCAGATTGCCGCCGGATCTCTCCGGCGGCATCCTTTCCCCTATGAATACTCTCGCATCTATCCAGGAACTCGCCCGCGCGATACGCAACATGATCCGCACCGGCATCGTCGTCGAAACTGACCTCGACGCCGGGCGCTGTCGCGTGCAGACCGGCGGCATTTATACCGACTGGCTCCAGTGGCTGACGCACCGGGCAGGGCGCTCGCGCACCTGGTGGGCTCCCTCTGTTGGTGAGCAGGTGATGATTCTGGCCGTGGGCGGTGAGCTCGATACCGCTTTTGTGCTGCCGGGTATTTATTCCGACGACAACCTCGCACCGTCGGCCTCGGCGGATGCCTGGCACGTTGAGTTTCCCGACGGTGCCGTTATGAGTTATGAGCCGGAAACCGGCGCGCTGACCGTCTCCGGCATTAAAACTGCCGATGTGACCGCATCCGATACGATTGCCGTCAGCGTGCCGGTGGTGCTGGTAAAAGCCTCGACCCGCGTCACCCTCGATACGCCGGAGGTGGTCTGTACCAACAAGCTCACGACCGGCACGCTGGAGGTGAAAAAAGGCGGGAAGATGTCCGGCAACATCGATCACAGCGGCGGCGCTTTCACATCCAACGGTGTCCAGGTGGATAAACACGGGCACGGTGGCATCAAACGCGGCGATGAATGGACGGAGGGCACCCAATGACAGCCCGTTATCTCGGCATGAACCGCACGACCGGTGAAAGCATTTCAGACGTTGACCATATCAGCCAGAGCATTGGGGATATTCTGCGCACGCCCGTCGGCTCCCGCGTCATGCGTCGTGAATACGGCTCGCTGTTGTCGCAGATGATTGACCAGCCTCAGACCCCGGCGCTTGAGCTGCAAATTATGGCCGCGTGCTACATGGCGATCCTGAAGTGGGAGCCGCGCGTCAGACTGACCAGCATCACCTCAGCGCGGCAGTTTAACGGGCAGATGGTCGTCGACGTGACCGGCCAAATCACCGATACCGGCGAGAGCCTTTCCTTAACCATTCCTGTGAGTTGAATCTATGGCAGTTATCGACCTGAGCCAGCTCCCCGCGCCTGATGTGGTGGAAACGCTGGATTTTGAAACCATCCTCGCCGAGCGCAAAGCCACACTGATTTCACTGTATCCGGAAGACGAGCAGGAAGCGGTCGCCAGGACATTGACGCTGGAGTCAGAGCCACTGGTGAAATATCTCGAAGAGAATGCCTATCGCGAGGTGATTTTACGCCAGCGCATTAACGAGGCGGCGAAAGCCGGAATGGTGGCCTATGCCATCAAAAACGACCTCGACCAGCTCGCGGCAAATAATAACGTTGAACGCTTGGTCATTACCCCCGGAGACGATACCCAAATCCCGCCAGTGGATGCGGTATTGGAATCCGACAGTGATTTACGCCAGCGCATCCCGGCGGCATTTGAGGGCATGAGTGTTGCCGGGCCGACCGGTGCCTATGAATTTCACGCCCTGAGCGCCGATGGTCGTGTCGCGGATGCTTCGGCTAATAGCCCGGCGCCAGCAGAGGTCACTATCGCGGTATTGTCGCGGGAAGGTGACGGCACGGCGTCGGATGATTTATTGATGGCCGTCAGTACCGCGCTGAATGATGAGAGTGTACGACCGGTCGCTGACCGCCTGACAGTCGTCTCGGCTGAAATCGTCAATTATGCGATCGACGCGGTGCTGTATGTTTACCCCGGCCCGGCGACCGAGCCGATTCTTGCTGCCGCAAAAGCGCAGTTAACTGCCTATATCACGGAGCAGCGCCGCCTCGGTCGTGACATCCGAATGTCGGCGATTTACGCCGCGTTGCATGTGCAGGGGGTCCAGCGCGTCGAGCTGCGCGAACCGCTGGCCGATGTGATGCTGGATAAAACGCAGGCCGCTTATTGCACTGACGCCCGCGTCATTATCGGGGGATCGGATGAATAATTCGCTGATGGCGAACGGGTCATCTCTGCTGGAACAGCGAGCCGCCGCAGCATGCGCCTCTATCAGCGATTTATCTGTGCCGCTGCGAGATTTGTGGAATCCGTGGAAATGTCCGGTGAAATTCCTGCCCTATCTGGCGTGGGCGTTTTCTGTCGACCGCTGGGAAGAAACCTGGTCAGAAACGGAAAAGCGCCAGGCTGTCAGTGATGCGTTTTGGATCCACCAACGCAAGGGAACCGTCGCCGCCGTTCGTCGGGTGATTGAAACGCTGGGGTACAGCATGACGCTCCAGGAGTGGTGGAAGGTTGCCGACCCTGCCGGGACTTTCCGCCTTGAGATTGACCTCAATGATATCGGTATCACTGAGCCGATGATTAAAGAGCTGGAGCGGATTATTGGCGACGCGAAGCCAGTCAGCAGACATATATCACAGCTCACGTTATCAGCATCAACTTATGGCCCGGCAAATATTGGTGCCGCCGTGTTTGATGGTGATGTGATTACCGTTTATCCGCCGGGATATAAGCCGGATGACAGTATTTATTACGATGCCACTGCGCATTACGACGAAAATTATCAATATTCCGGGGACTGATATGTCTTTAATCAGCGAAACAGCACAGTGGGAAAGCGACATTCCGTTAATTAAGCGCGGTGACAAAGTGGCCGGGGGGACGGATGGTCTGGTGAACGTTCAGACGAGTATTCTCGCCGACCGCACAGCCTACCTTAGAGATCAGCTTAATGCCTATAATGGCCTGTTAAAATCGGGCGAATTACCGTTTACCAGCGCGGCGGCAGCACAGGCCGCGATTGCTGCCGGGAAAATACCGGAAGGAGGCGTATTCTCTATCCGGTCAACCAACCCTGCCTACTGGGTTGAAGAGGCAAAGAATACAAACGGGGCGGTAACGCTGACCGGGAAAACTATTCTGTCTGATTTAATGCAGATGGTCACAGTAAGGGGTTCCGATAACGACACCGACGGAACAGCGGCGGGATTATCCGCGACAAAGCCGGAACAGCATTTTCTGGTAATTAATCCAGACGATAAAACATCTCCGTTCACGGTATATAAAAATAATAAAGGTGTGGCGGAAAGGGTGTCCGATATTATTGGCTATTCGACGTTACAGGGATTTATTGATGCCGGGTTTATTCCCGAATACCTTAACCCGGCGAGTGGCTTTATTGTTGCTTTCCGCGACCCGGTCACGCAGCGCGGCGCGCTGGCAATTACGAGAAGCGGGGAAGTGATTGCACCCCTGCTGAGAATTGAGAAGGGGGTGATTTCTCACAGTAATCTCGATCTTGGTTTACAGGAGGTGGTGCCGACAAAACTCGACCCGGCCTACGGGTTTTCTCTCGCCTGGATTGATCCGAAAACCCGCCGCTGCGCCCTGCGGGTGACAACTTCAGGAGAAGTGGAAATCCCACTGATTAAGCTGGGTGATGGTTCGATCGCGCTGGAGAAACTGGCGCCAGAGGTGCAGGGGTTAATGCCGGTGACACTCGACCCGGCAAGCGGTTTTGTCCTCGCCTGGGTTGACCCGAAAACCAAACGCTGCGCACTGCGGGTGAAACAGAATGGCGTGGTTGAAATCCCGCTGCTGTCCATTGGTAAAAACGTGATTACCCTGGACAACCTGACCGAGGAACTGAAAAGCGCCGTTCTGCCGTTTGCACAGGACGTGGTTGATGTTCCACCTGATGCCGTACGCGCGGTGCTGGCTGATGTTACCGCACGGACGAATGATGCGGATGGTTCTGGCTGGACGGCGCTGTCACCGCGAGCCTGTCGCGCGCTGTACGGGGTAAACCATACCGGTACAGAGGTTGAATATCGTCGCACGTTTGGTCTGAAATTCGCCGGGAAAGCACAGGGCACCCCATTTAACCCCGGCTCTCTGGCTTCCCTGCGTCGTCGCGGGCGGCTGACCAGTACGACCATTGTCACGCCGTCCGGCCAGTTTGTGGCAGGCGATTACTACAGCTATGAGGCGTACAACACTAATTCCAGCGTGTCAGAGAAAACGCCAGGCATCTGGAACGGAATGCAGGTCTATCTCGGTGATTTGCTCGTATACGATGGCACCGGATGGAATCTCCAGCGCTCCCCAGGCTCCGGCGCACCGCGTAAAAACGATACCTGGTATGAAGTCACCGCGCCGGGCGTGTTTGCGGGTATGACACTGGCCGCCGGGGATAAACTCCTTTTTCTCACTCTCCAGACGGCAGGGGGCGGTTTTTTGCAGCCGCAGTTTGCTGCCGTTAGTGCCGGGGCTGACCTGCTGTTTTATGCCGGTGAATTTAATCCGTCGGAGGGGATGCCGTCTCGTCCTCTGCAAAATGTCATCTGGCAGGCGTCCACCGGGGGCGTGGCCGGTACAGAGAATTTTCGCGCCGGTGACTATGCCCTGTTTGACGGTAAAACATGGGTGATGATTGCCAATGATGCCCCTGAGCAGGTTCCAGACGGGAAAAGCATCAGCCTGCGGTGTACCGCCAGTGCTGACGAATGGGAGTTTCGGCGCGTGGACAAGTCAGCCGCTGCCGTCGGTATTCGCCTGACGTCGCAGGTGGCCTCTGCGATGAAAACCGGGCTGGGTAAAAAGCTGTTGCTCATCGGTGACTCGATGTTCGGCAGCGGAACATCGGGCAGCACCATTATCGCCGCCACTAACCGCACCGGGGAGGTGCGCTCTTACGGTGGCTCCACCTCTGATCAGGTGCTGGGCATGTTTAAGCAGGAGGTACTCTCCTGGGGAGACCGCTGGGCGGGCCAGGTGATTGCGGTCTGGCACGGCCAGAACAATCAGCCGAAAACCGATGTGAACGCCTCGCAAATCCGTGAAGCGTCATTGCAGATTGCGGCACTGGCCGGTGCGCGTGATATCCGCTGTTTGTTCCTGACCATCATGGGACAACGAGAGGCCACCTGGAACGGCGAGCGACTGGTGTTTCCCCAGCATGAAAACCAGTTTGCGGAAACAGGATACCTGTATGAGCTGACTGAGTGGTACCGGCGCATTCTGCCGGGCCGTCATGCTGTGGTGTACGAAATTATGCTATCGGCTGCGACGGATGCCATCGACCCGACGCATCCGGGCATGACTGAAAAGCAGGTGGCGGCACGATACGGTGTGTTGCCCTGGTCATTCTTCAATAACGCGGTGCTGCCTGGGGGGATGACAACATCCGACATTCACTATGTGGGTACATGGAGCGCGTCCGGCCTGCCGTCCGGCGGCAATCATGCCGATTATTATCTGCGGATTGCAGGCGGCACAGTGGGAAATGTTCTGGTGAATAACGGCGGTACATGGTCAGAGGTGGCGATTGATATTACCCACATGAGCCAGGCAGGAGGGCGGGCGCTGGCTTATGGCGGGCCGGGTTTCAGCCTGGGTGACGGGTACAAATCCATTCCGGCACGTGACGGTATCGCCGGAATTCTGATGAACAATTATTTTTTTAAATGAGGTAACTATGGGCCTGCTTAATGAACTCATTGGCGCAAATTTCACTGACCCACGACTGCCGATTATTCTGGACTATCCCGGCCTGACTCTCGGATCGCTGGCATTAATGGATGTCTCAGAAATTCCTGCCGATTTTGATTTTTCGGGCGTTGGGAAAAATATCCCCCTGAATAATCTGGCAAGCAAAGAAGCTGCCACCCTGACAGGGAAAACAAAAGCGGAGCTGGAGTTTAGCTGGAATAACACGCTGATCACCACGGGCGCTACGCCAGAGGCGAAGTTTGAACGCACGCCGCGCGGCGGTGTTCACGGGATTGTATCGCTGGTTAACCAGACGCTGGGACACCGTGGCCGGTTTACCTGTCCGGGTATCATGCCGTACATCGCTGAGCACCAGAACGATCATAAATTTGCCGTGTTTGCGCACTATCAGGTCACGCGGGTGGGAAGTGGCACACCGGCAACCCAGACCACGGAAATGCTGATTGCGACGCAGGTTTCCCCTTCAACGAACCGTTTGATTGTGGGGCGTTTGCCTAACGCGGTATCAGCTGGCCCGGCGCTGTTCAGTCTGCAATCGGACAAAAATGGCAATGATTTCACCGGCAGTATTTACTACCAGGATCTACCGGTATGGGGGGCGGCGTCGGGATTTGGTTCCTTGGTGAATAATGCCTGTAAGTCCTATGTGCTTTACCGCCTGCACCTTGTGGATATTGACGCATCAGGGATGTCATTTGCTGAAATCGCAGCAACCGAACAACAGGTATTCAGCGCCAACTTTGGCGAAGGCGGCAAGTATGCCGGTGACACTATTCCAACCTCGCCGGCAGCGCTGCCGTAAGGGGAGAGCGTGAGCATGAATTATTATGCCATTCTGACCGATTACGGGGAGGCGGCGTTTACTAAGGCGGTGGCAACCGGTGAGCCTGTGAATTTTGCAGAAATGGCGGTCGGTGATGGCGCGGGTATCATCCCGCAGCCGGACAGAACGCGCACAGGTCTGGTGAATGAAGTGTATCGCGGCCCGCTTAACCGTGTAGTCATTGCAGACCAGAGCGCGAGTGTTATCCGCACGGAAATGATAATTCTGCCGCAAACCGGTGGTTTCTGGCTGCGAGAGGCTGCGCTCTATGATGATGCCGGGGAGTGCCTGGCGGTAGCCAGTCTCCCGCCAGTGTATAAGCCGCTTCTGGCTGAAGGGGCCGGGCGGTTGCAGGCCATCAATCTGTGGATAGCAGTCAGCAAAACAGCCGCGGTGGAGCTTAAAACCGATCCAACGGTCATTATTGCCTCGGTGGAGGAGGTTGAGCGTGCGAAAAATGAGGCAAAGGATTATGCCGACAAGATTTCGGGCCAGCTGGATACGGATATTCAGCAGGTGATTGCCGATGCGATAACGGCGGCAAAGCGAGATTTCTGGGAAGATGATAACCCGGTGGGAACCACCCGCTTTTTTAACCAGAACCTCAATCCCAATGAGCGCTGGCCGTGGTCGCAATGGGTGTACACGGGCGAAAACAAAACGATCCGTGTCGGAAAGGCTGACGGTTCGAACGTCGGGCAGAGCGGCGGCAGCGATAACGTCACACTTCAGCAGGCAAACCTGCCCGCCGTTCAGATTGACGTGACCGGCGAAACCAGCGAACAGGAGCAGCAGGACCTGACGACATCGGGCAACGGAAGGCACCGGCACAGGGCAGGGGATGGGGCACCGGGGGATACCTGGCAGGACGCCACACACGGAACGGATAACCAGAAATATACGGGGTGGAACTATACCGACTATGCAGAAGACCATCAGCATAGCGTCACGATCCCGCCGCACAAACACTCGACCAGCGGCAAAACAGCCAGCCTCGGTGAGGGCAAATCGTTCAGTGTGGTGGAATCCCACACTCTGCTGATGTGCTGGAGTCGTGTTGCCTGACCTGTGACGGTCATTCCTGTTGTACTACCCCTGTTACAGCGGGGATGACTCGTCACCCTTTCCACCACGATTGAAAATAATGCTCACCCTTAACCACGGAGTTAAACGGATGAGCGATTTTCATCACGGCGTCCAGGTTGTCGAGATTAACGACGGCACCCGCGTCATTTCCACTGTATCAACGGCTATTATCGGCATGGTCTGCACGGCCAGCGATGCCGATGCTGCCACCTTCCCACTCAATAAGCCCGTACTGATTACCAGCGTGCAAAGCGCCATCGCCAAAGCGGGTACAAAAGGCACCCTGGCCGCATCCCTCCAGGCGATCGCCGACCAGTCGAAGCCGGTCATTGTCGTTGTGCGCGTAGCCGAAGGTACCGGCGACGATGCCGAAGCGCAGACTATCTCTAATATCATCGGCGGTACCGACGAAAGCGGCAATTACACCGGGTTGAAAGCGCTGCTCACGGCGGAGGCCGTCACCGGCGTTAAACCGCGCATCCTTGGCGTGCCGGGCCTCGACTCCCTTGAAGTGGCGACCGCCCTCGCGCCGATTTGCCAGAAGCTGCGCGCCTTTGGCTATATCAGCGCATGGGATTGTAAGAACATTTCCGAGGCGATGCTCTATCGCGAGAATTTCAGCCAGCGTGAGCTGATGGTTATCTGGCCGGATTTTCTGGCATGGGATACCACGGCGAACGCGACCGAGACCGCCTGGGCGACTGCCCGCGCGCTGGGCCTGCGCGCCAAAATCGACCAGGACACCGGCTGGCACAAAACTCTGTCAAACGTTGGCGTGAATGGCGTCACCGGCATCAGCGCGTCGGTCTTCTGGGATTTGCAGGAATCCGGCACCGATGCCGACCTGCTTAACGAGGCAGGCGTCACCACGCTCATTCGTAAAGACGGTTTCCGCTTCTGGGGCAACCGCTGCTGCTCCGATGACCCGCTGTTCTTGTTCGAGAACTACACCCGCACCGCGCAGGTTATCGCTGACACAATGGCCGCTGGTCACATGTGGGCGGTAGATAAGCCGATCACTGCCACGCTGATTAAGGACATCGTTGCGGGTATCAATGCGAAATTCCGCGAGATGAAAACGGCGGGCTATATCGTCGATGCGACCTGCTGGTTTGATGAATCGGCCAACGACGCGGCGACCCTCAAAGCCGGAAAACTGTATATCGATTACGACTATACGCCGGTTCCCCCTCTCGAAAACCTGACGCTACGCCAGCGCATTACCGATAAATACCTGGCGAATCTGGTGTCATCGGTTAACAGCAATTAAGGAGCCCTGACCAATGGCAATGCCGCGCAAGCTCAAATATCTGAACACGTTTCTGGATGGCGTCAGCTATCTCGGCGTTATCGAGTCCGTCACCCTGCCTAAGCTGACCCGTAAGCTGGAAAATTACCGGGGCGGCGGGATGTCAGGCTCAGCCCCTGTCGATTTCGGCCTCGACGATGACGCGCTGGCGATGGAGATTTCCCTCGGCGGCTTCCCTGATGATGCGATCTGGTCGCTTTATGGTGCCGTCGGTACCGGGACGCTGTTGCGCTATGCAGGCTCTTACCAGCGGGACGATAACGGCGAAACCGTGGCGGTGGAAGTTGAGACCCGTTTCAAGGTGAAGGAAGTCGATAACGGCGAGAGCAAACAGGGCGAGGATACCAGCAGCAAATTATCGCTGGTCTGCACGTACTACAAGCTGACCATGAACGGTAAAGAGCTGGTAGAAATCGACGTCCTCAACATGATTGAGAAGGTGAACGGCGTCGACCGACTCGACCAGCACCGCCGCAATATCGGCCTGTAATTTTTCCCCGGCCAGCATGTCTGGCCGGTTAACCCCGAATCCGTAAATAGTGAGAAACTCATGAGCAAAGAAAACATCGTCACCCTGGAAAACCCCATCAAACGCGGCGAGCAGGTCATCGAAAAAATCACCCTGATGAAGCCTAACGCCGGAACCCTGCGCGGTGTCAGCCTGGCAGACGTTGCGCGCTCTGAAGTGGATGCCCTGATTAAAGTGCTGCCGCGTATGACCAGTCCGTCTCTTACCGAATCGGATGTCGTCATGATGGATTTACCCGACCTGATGGCGCTGGCAACAAAGGTGATCGGTTTTTTGTCGCCGAATTTGGCGGATTAAATTTCCCGAAAGACATGTCGGTCGATGACCTGATGGCGGATATCGCGGTGATTTTTCACTGGCCGCCATCAGAGTTATATCCCATGAGCCTGACCGAGCTCACCACCTGGCGCGAAAAGGCGCTACAGCGAAGCGGAAACACGAATGAGTAACGACGTTAAATTGCAGGTTTTACTCAAGGCTGTTGACCAGGCGACCCGCCCGTTTAAAACCATCCAGACAGCGAGTAAAACGCTGTCTGGTGATATCCGGGACACTCAAAAATCATTGCGTGAGCTTAACGGTCAGGCATCCCGTATTGACGGATTTCGCAAAGCCAGCGCGCAACTCGCCGTTACCGGTCAGGAGCTGAAGAAAGCTAAACAGGAAGCCGCCGCGCTGGCGATCCAGTTCAAAAATACGGAGCAGCCTACCCGCGCGCAGGCGCAGGCGATGGACGCGGCACGAAAAAGCGCCGCCGCGCTACAGCTTAAACACAACAGCTTACGGCAGGCTGTACAGCGCCAGCGGCAGGAACTCAGCCAGGCGGGAATAAATACCCGTACCCTGGCCGCGGATGAACGCCGGTTAAAAACCAACATTAGCGAAACGACAGCACAGCTCAATCGTCAGCGTGAAGCGCTGGCGCGGGTCAGCGCGCAACAGGCAAAGCTCAATGCGGTTAAGCAGCGATATCAGGCCGGTAAGGAGCTGGCCGGAAATACGGCAGCAATGGGTGCCGCTGGTGTCGGTATGGCGACGACAGGCACGCTGGCCGGTGTTGCACTGATGAAACCGGGTTATGATTTTGCGCAGAAAAACTCCGAGTTACAGGCTGTACTCGGCGTGGCGAAAGACTCCGCAGAAATGACTGCGTTGCGAAAGCAGGCCCGACTGCTGGGTGACAATACAGCCGCCTCTGCCGATGATGCGGCCGGTGCTCAGATTATCATTGCGAAAGCAGGCGGAGACGCGGCAGCGATTCAGGCGGCGACGCCCGTCACACTTAATATGGCGCTTGCTAACCGTCGAACAATGGAAGAGAACGCCGGTTTGCTGATGGGGATGAAATCAGCTTTCCAGCTTTCTAACGAGCAGGTCTCTCACATCGGTGATGTCCTGTCGATGACAATGAATAAAACCGCCGCAGATTTTGACGGGCTTAGTGATGCGCTGACATATGCTGCGCCGGTGGCGAAAAATGCCGGTGTCAGCATTGAGGAAGCCGCTGCAATGGTTGGCGCCCTACATGATGCGAAAATTACGGGATCAATGGCTGGTACGGGTAGTCGCGCTATTTTAAGTCGACTCCAGGCACCGACCGGGCAAGCCTACGCGGCGATTAAAGAGCTTGGAATTAAAACGGCAGACAGTAAAGGGAATACCCGCCCGATCTTTACCATCCTGAAGGAAATGCAGGCCAGTTTTGATAAAAATAAACTGGGTACCGGTCAGCGCGCTGAATACATGAAAACGATATTTGGTGAAGAGGCCAGCTCTGCCGCCGCTGTTTTGATGAACGCGGCTCAATCAGGAAAGCTGGACAAGCTCACGGCTGCATTTAAAGCCTCTGACGGTAAGACGGAGGAACTAGTTAAGGTTATGCAGGAAAACCTCGGCGGCGACTTTAAAGAGTTTCAGTCGGCATATGAGGCTGTAGGTACTGACCTTTTTGACCAGCAGGAGTCCTCTTTACGTAAACTGGTGCAAACCGCTACCGGCTACGTGCTCAAACTTGATAAGTGGATCCAGCGAAATAAAGAGCTCGCGCAGACGCTGGGGGTGATTACCGCTGTGGCGATCGGGGTCGTGGGGATGATTGGGGCTATTGGACTGATTGCCTGGCCGGTGATAACCGGTGTAAATGCCATCATTGCCGCTGCGACGGCACTCGGTACCGTATTTACTACGGTGGCCGGTGGCGTCGTTACTGCAATTGGCGCAATCTCCTGGCCGGTTGTTGCTGTCGTGGCCGCAATAGTGGCCGGGGCATTGCTCATCCGTAAATATTGGGAGCCCATCAGCGCGTTTTTTGGCGGTGTGATGGAAGGATTGCGCACGGCCTTCGCGCCAATAGCAGAACTATTTGCACTGCTTAAACCGATGTTTGACTGGCTAGCCGGAAAACTTAAAGCCGCGTGGGACTGGTTTAACAATCTGATTGCGCCGGTTAAATCATCACAGGAAACGTTAAACAGTTTCCGAGATGCCGGTGTGTTGTTTGGTCAGCGCCTGGCTGACGCTCTTACTTTACCGCTTACAGCATTCAATAAGCTGCGCAGCGGTATTGATTGGGTACTTGAGAAGCTCGGCATAATCAACAAAGAGTCCAGTACGCTTGATCAGACTGCCGCAAAAGCAAACGCAGCCACGCAGGGTAACTCTTATATCCCGGCTACCAGTACTTATAGCGGCTATCAGGCATACCAACCAGTCACCGCACCCGCCGGGCGTTCTTACATCGACCAGAGCAAAAGCGAGTATCACATTTCCGTTGATGGTAGCGGGAACGGCACGCAGCTCGATCGTCAACTACAGGATGCGCTCGAAAAGTTTGAGCGTGACAAGCGTGCTCGTCAGCGGGCCAGCATGAACCACGACTGACAGGAGGTAACGAGAAATGATGCTTGCACTCGGTATGTTTGTTTTTATGCGCCAGACGTTGCCACACCAGACGATGCAACGCGATGCCGAATATCTGTGGCCATCAAACTCACGCGTAGGTAAACGGGATTCTTTCCAGTATCTGGGGCCGGGGGAAGAAAGAATTACCCTGGCCGGTGTGTTATACCCGGAGCTCACCGGCGGAAAGTTGACGATGACAGCTATTCGTTTAATGGCTGACGAAGGGCGAGCCTGGCCGTTGCTGGATGGCACCGGCACTATTTATGGTATGTACGTCATCAATAATATCAGCGAGACAGGGAGCCTGTTTTTTGCTGACGGCACGGCGAGAAAAATTGATTTCACGCTGACGCTCACCCGCGTGGATGAATCACTCGCGGCGCTGTATGGCGATATTGGCGAACAGGCCAATGCACTTATTGGCAAGGCGGAAAATATGGCTTCGTCAGTGTCTGGCTTGGTGGGGATTAGCTGATGCTGGATATGCTGAATTTGAGTGCGGGTGGCGTTCTGACGCCCGATTTTATGCTGATGCTCGACAGCAAAGATATTACCGGCAATATCAGTAACCGCTTAATGAGTCTGACGATGACCGATAACCGCGGATTTGAGGCAGACCAGCTTGATATTGAGCTTGATGACGCTGACGGGCTTGTCGAGTTGCCGTTACGTGGTGCCGTGCTGACGCTTTATCTGGGATGGAAAGGGTTTGCGTTAATTAACAAGGGCTCTTTCACTGTCGATGAGGTTGAGCATCATGGCGCGCCAGATAGCGTGACAATCCGTGCCCGTAGTGCCGATTTTCGGGGAACGTTAAATTCCAGGCGAGAAGAGTCATGGCATGACAAGACTTTAGGCGAAATTGTGGCGGCGATAGCGACGCGAAACAAACTGACATCGAGAGTCATACCTGAACTGGCGGGAATTAAAATCCCGCATATCGACCAGTCACAGGAATCGGATGCTAAATTTTTGACTCGTCTCGCCGAACGAAACGGTGGTGAGGTTTCGGTAAAAGCGGGAAAGTTGCTTTTTCTGAAAGCCGGGCGTGGGTTAACAGCCAGTGGAAAGGCTATTCCACAAGTCACTATCACCCGCGGCGATGGCGACAGGCATCAGTTTTCGATTGCCGACCGTGGGGCATATACCGGTGTCACGGCAAAATGGTTACACACCAAAGACCCGAAACCACAAAAGCAAAAGGTGACGTTAAAGCGGAAACCGAAAGAGCAACATTTACGTGCGCTACAGCACCCAAAAGCCAAACCGGTAACGAAGAAAAAAGCGGTGAAGACACCGGAAGCCAGGGAAGGTGAATACATGGTCGGCGAGGATGACAACGTGTACGCCCTGACGACAATTTTTTCAACTAAAGCGCAGGCGATGCGTGCAGCCCAGGCAAAATGGGACAAACTGCAACGTGGAGTTGCTGAGTTTTCTATCAGGCTGGCGACGGGGCGGGCTGATCTTTATCCAGAGACGCCGGTACAGGTTAAAGGCTTTAAGCGCGTCATAGACGAGCAATCTTGGACAATCACTAAAGTTATGCACTACCTGAGTAAAAGCGGCTTTACGACGAGCCTAGAGCTTGAGGTGAGGTTGTCTGATGTGGAATATGATGCTGTGGATGCTTAAAAAGGAAAACAACCCGTAACCAAACGGGTTGTTGTCATCTTCATTTTGAAACGTAGCCGTGGGTGTTTTCATACATCAAAGTCTTTGCTTCATCGTCCATCAGCGCACCCATCTTTTTACATGTAATCAGAGGGGTTTCAAACGTATAGCCCTGCGCTGAAAATTTATTAACGACATGTATCTCTTTGGTGTTTTTGAGATATCCATCAGGTGCACTTTTAACCCAAACAGGAGTGCAGACACCGGACGATATCAGTGCTTCATATGCATCCGAGGTTACAGTGGCAGTTGGTAACTTTATTTTCACTGAGGCCGTCTTAACCTCAATTCCAACGGGCTGCCACGGTTTAAGACTTTTCATTAAAATTTGTGCATCAATGCTTTGTGAAAAGGCTCTACTTGAAAGGGCTGCGACAGTACATAGAAGCGTTATTTTTAAGAGTTTCATGGGCATCCTTATCAACTAACTATGAATTTCTTTCGCTTTTGGTGAGTTATTGTGTATCATTTATTCACATTGTGTGAATCGCGGAGTGTAGTAATGTTCCATTGTCCAAAATGCCAGCACGCGGCACATGCGCGCACCAGTCGCTATCTAAGTGAGAACACCAAAGAGCGTTACCACCAATGTACTAACATAAATTGCAGTTGTACGTTCGTAACGATGGAATCGGTGGAACGTTTTATTGTTACGCCAGGAACGATAATCCCGGCCCCGCCTCATCCGACAGTTGGTGGTCAGCGCCCGCTATGGCTCTGA